CAGAATCAGTGCAAAATATTGATATCGAACATTAAAGATTTAAGGAGCACATTGCTATGGCTGGCATAAAGATTTCTGCTTTACCCGCGGTTCCATCTGCGTTATTAACCGATTTTTTACCTGTCGTGCAAGGTGGTGTTACAAGTCAGGAAACACTTTTACAGATTGGGACATTATACGGTTTTAATTCTGGTACGAATTTATTAGCTTTATCAAATGGCGGTACAAACGCAAACTTAACCGCAGCACTTGGAGCGGTGCCATATTCTACAGCGAGCGCTATGGCGTTTCTAGCGCCGGGCACAAGCGGACAATTGTTTCAGTCGGGTGGTGCTGGTGCGCCCGCTTGGTCTACAGCCACATACCCTGCCACGGCTGGATCCTCTGGCGCTGTTTTAGTTTCAGGCGGTACAAACTTTACTTCAAGTTTTGCAACGGCGATCACATCTGTGGGCGCTCAATCTCAAGCGCTTAATATGAATTCTCACTTAATTAATAACGTGCTAGATCCTGTTTCTGCGCAAGACGCCGCGACAAAAAACTATGTTGATAATATTGCAACGGGTGCAGGTGCGCCGGTAGTTGCTGCTACAACGGGTGCATTAACTGTAACACAAGCGGGTGCAGGTGTTGGTGCAACACTTACCAATGCTGGGGCGCAAGCCACGCTATTGCTAGACGGTCAAAATCCAACTGTGGGTCAACGCGTTTTAGTTAAAAACCAAAGCGGTGGTGCAAACACGCAGAATGGTGTTTATACCGTTACAAGTGTTGGGTCTGGCGCTACAAACTGGATATTAACTCGTGCCACTGATTATTCCACACCGGCTGACATTAATGCCACGGGGATTATTCCGGTATCCGCTGGTACTGTTAATGCAAATACTGGCTGGATCAATACCACTTTAATGGTCACGGTTGACACGACTGCGATCACGTTTATTCAATTCGGCGTGAGTTTTCCTGTTAGCGTTCCAAACGGTGGTACGGGGCTTACAACGTCTACCACGGCTTATGGATTGATTGCAGCGGGTACGACTGCAACGGGTGCTTTGCAGACTTTAGCGACGGGTTCGGCTGGGCAAATGTTACAAAGTGGTGGAGCGGCTGCGTTACCTACTTATTCTACTTCAACTTATCCGGCTACTAACGCCATTAATACATTGCTTTATGCAAGTTCTGCGAATGTTATGGCGGCTTTGCCTACGGGTAATAGTGGAATATTAGTTACAAGCGCTGGTGGGGTTCCCTCTATTTCTTCTACAGTTCCTGCATTTACAACGTCTAGCATTACTTTTAATCCCACCACAGGTGGTATTGTTGGAACAACGACAAATGATAATGCTGCTGCGGGTTTTGTTGGCGAATATATTAGTGCATCGGTCGCGTCCGGTTCAGCAATATCTATAACAAGTGGCGCAGCAACAACAATTACATCTATTAGTTTGACGGCTGGTGATTGGGATGTATGGGGAAAGTTTACAACGGTAGCCGCGGGAGGTACTATTGTTGTTGTTGTATTACCGAGTACAAGTTTAGTAAACAATGCTTTAGGGGATGAAAATAACTTTATAACAATTTATAACCCGCTTATAGCTGGAAATTCCCCAGGTGGATTAACACCCATAAGAAGATTAAGTATTGCTTCAACTACGACGGTTTATTTAATTGCTTTTGCTTCCTTTTCAGGATCGACTTGTTCAGCTTATGGTCAAATACAAGCAAGAAGAGTTAGATAAATCTGATTGCAATATTCAAGATAGCCCACAAATCATAATGGGCTATCAAGGAGAAAAAATAGTTATTTTTTCTTTTTCTTCTTACCGCGAGCTTCAGAATAAGCAATTGCAACACTTTGTTTTTGAGGCTTTCCGGCCTTCATTTCCCGCTTCACGTTAGTTGAAAAACCTTTTTTACTTTTAGCGGCATTGCCTTTAACGAGTGGCATAATAATTCCTTTAAGTTAAGCATAAAGACTATATAATAACCTAACCACAAGGAGATACAAACAAATGGAATTAACCTTAAAATTTGACCAGAATACCTCAATCTCAATCAAGGATTTAATGCACCATTACCGAGTGAATACAACCGCAGATATCATTTCAAAAGCCCTGGCGGTCTTAAAGATAGTAGCGCATGTAGACAAAACCCAAGGCGAGATCGTCGCACGAAAAGGCTTAGATGAAACGCAAATCATAGTAAGGTAAGACCTACATGCGGGATACGGCCATGGAAGATATTTATAAGGTCAAAGAGTTTGATATACAGCAAGTTGAGAGTTCTCTCGGGATAGGTAATATCACTGAAAAAGACAAATTTGTTGCTGCAAAGCAAATCCTTTTCGGCCTGGCTACGCTGTACATTTTGACGGTTGCGGCTTATATTTATGATCCTGTTGATGGTGACAAATTGCTGGATATCTGTACCACGGCGTTTCCGCCTTTAGCGACTTTGATTCTAGTGGCTTACTTTCGGGATAAAGGGCATTAAGTCACTTAACCGCCCAAACATGATTTTCATCTTGCAGAAAAATAAAGTTAGTTGTGATATTCGAGCTACTACCTACCGTATGGCTTACCAACCAACCGCCCGGAACTTTAGCACGCCAAGTTCCGACCTGCAGTTTGTTTGTATTATTTTGAGCAAAAATATCTTCCCATTCAAATTTCATAAATCACCCCATTCATAGTTATTATCAAAAGCCTCAATGAGCCACCAAAATAAATATATAAAACAAATCCAACCTAACATTTAAAATACATCCAAAAGTAAAATTATAATTATTATCAATAAAAATGTATGCACCTTGCTACCTCACTCGAAAAACTCTAACGTTTTTAAAATCCCTACCGTAAAAAATATCTCCAAAAAAATTAATGTAAAAGGGTCATGGTAAATGCCCTGACACATTGTAGTTGCAATAGCGATTATCATGCCCAGGCAACTAAGTTTATTCTTCTTCGTCATGATGACACTCTTTAGATTCATGCCAATTAGACATGGTATCTGCAAAAGACTTACATTCTTGCATCACATTAATCAAGTTAATATCAAGAGAAGGAATATTAGGTTTTTTAGCTTCAAGTGCATCCCCTGTTAAATTAACTATCTCAAGCATGATTTTCATTAATTTTATTTCATCTTTTCTTATCATTTCGGTTGCTCCGGTAAATGCATCCAATGGGTGACGCCGCCTAATACGTTTCCTTTGTTTTCTTGCGAGCAAAAGAAATATTTTGCGCTTTCGTTGTCTGGTTTTATTCCTTGGCTTGCTAAAAATTCATTCATTATTTTTGCATCAACAAATATAGCTACAACTTGCCCTAATTCTTTACCGCCTTTTGCACCATTGGCTGCAACTAAAACTGTTTGATGATGCTTTGGTAAATTATCGTGTACGCTAATCCATTTCATTGCAAAACCCCCTCATTGATTTTTACACCGTCTTTATAACGCATATAGCTACCGTGTATATTTAATTGAGGAAAAATTTGCTTAGCAATAGATGTAATATCGTCCATAGCCATATCTATTTCACTAACATGAAAAGTTTTACATACATTGGCGATAGCCAATGCAATTGAAGTAAAGACGGTTCGCATATCATCTAAGTCTAATGAATTACTTGTATGCTCGGCGATAGCTTCCATTATTTTTTTTTGTATTGTGGCTGCATTTTCAATTTGTTTCGGGCTTAAAATAACCGACACTTTTTCCTTCATGCTGCTTGCTCCACCAATTGATCAATGATTGATTGGCATTCAGTTCCGGCAAATTCAAAAGATTTAATGGTGCCGTGTTCGCTTAGAAGCTCTAAATTTTCTTGTCTTGATGTTGAGCGTTCATCTTTACCATAATATTTATTTAAAGCTTCAAAGTCGCATGCGTCGCCATAATGTCCGCAATCAAAGCCGATCCAACTGTCATCACATGGAGTTGATAATAAATCTTTTAGGTGGTGTTGTTTACCGCCGAAAGTTAATCCATTATGGCAACTTATATCTAATCTATCATAACCAAATTCGCCGAATTCATCTGGGCATCCCCCGACTTTATTCGCAGGATGCAATGGGTGCAATGCAACGTATCCGCATCTTTGACCCATCTGATTTAAAACTATTAAATATTCATGCTCTTTATATGTCCCGCCGCCTTCGATCACTACCCATGGTTTTCCATCAACTGCGTCAATTACAGGATAAAATGGCTTATCGCCCTTTAGCTTTAATATTTCAGTAATACAACTCATTTTTTTAACCCCCTATCAAAAAGCAAAGCACTGATATCGTGCTCAACCGCGTCTAGCATATGATTCTTAGTAAGATCATATGGATTGAACGCATTTAAACGCACGTCCTGGATTATTTCAAGGGCTTTTGTTAGTCCTTGCTTATAACCTACACTGCGATCTTTATTCTTAAACGGAAAAGTTATACCGCTTATTAAGCACGTGTGTGTATCTTTTTCCATTTCCATTATTATTCCACCAAGAAAACTAGTTGTTTTTTATAAATCTCAAAATCAACTGCTGTTGATTTCCTGCGCTCTAATATTGATTTTCCATCCCAGCGAAAACCTAAGCGTAAATGTATTGATTTTGATTCTTGTGTTAGTACAAATCCCACGCCAAGTTCTGACTTGACCAATAAAAACATTTTTTCATTATTGGGGTCAAACATAGGCAAGACTGAATCGCCTTTTTTCCATCCTAACGTATAAGCTAAATCATAGCTTATACGCATTCGAACAAATTTTATTTCATTGTCATTTTTTTTATAGGAGGTAAATTCAACGCGGCATTCCTCACCTTGCAAAGAGTTTCTGTTTTGCATCCTTCCTGTGTTTATAGGAGCCCAGGAAATTGAATCTATCATATCGCTTAATGTTGATCTTTTAGTTGTTTGTGCTTTTGCTAAAGCTGCTCGATTTTTCATTTAAAAACCTTTTAAATTTGTTTACTGGAAGATATTATTTTTTTCAGTAGATCTAACATTTCTTCGCCGCTTTTAACTTTTATATGTGTAGCACTCTCCTTGGGTGGGGCTTGTGGCAAAAGTTCATGTGGGTAGGTTAAAGCGCCGCCGTAAACGTCAGTTTTTAAAGGTAGCTTTTCAGTTAATCCACCCATTGTAAAAATCATTTTTTTTCCGAGATCAATATATAAAATATTTCCATTCTTCAACTTATCGCCATTTATGTCCACTACCTGCAAAAGAATATCATCTTCAGAGGTTGATCTTAATCTTAAAAACAATTGGTTCTTGTCTTGCGTCTTTTCTGCTTCGCGTTTATTCCAAACTTTAATTTTCATATGATTCCCTTATGTGATTAATTGGTAAGGGCTGCATAACAGCCCTTTATTATTTATATTGGCACTTGTAGGGCAATGACTGTTGCAAAGACAGCATATATTACAAGCCATGTTAAGCACACCATTGAGCTAACCCCGTATAAGACTAACTTGTTTATTTTCATGCGCGACCGTAGAGCATTCGCCACGAATGGTCATTATTGCATCTAAATATATCCAATTTTCTGCTAGTGAATGAACATAATATGTTGTGTGAGTAAAATCACTTATTCTTGTTTGATATCCTTCACCGGATTTAATCGTGACGTTATAACAACTGACAGCTTTAGAATGCCAAGCACCCTTTGCAAATTGCGAGTGGAGCTCTTTGCATATCTCATAGTCCTGGGTTGCGCCACTTGCATTATTTATAGAAACCTCAAAATACCCAGGATATGTAAATTTCCCGGTTTTCATTACCTCAGTATCTGATTTTGCGACGGCTGCACAATTTGCATGCGCATTAACCGATAAAGCTAAACAGCTTATTAAAACTAATTTTTTAAACATGAAAATTTCCTAACATAAATTTAAATTTAAATCCTTTTGTTATTGTCCTGTCGATCTTATTATATCCTCAATGCTTTTGCGCTAGTGAAACTGATAGGGGTATCAATGCTAAAATCATGCAAATAAGGCTGAATGCATCAAAACCCCAAAACCTTCCATTATTTTTTGCTAAATTAAAGATAAATATTCCAATGTTAATTGACACTATAACAATGCATATCACTTCATTAATCATATACTTTAGCTTGTTCAAATCTTTCGTTAATTTCTTTAAACAATGCCAATAACAATTCTTGCACATTTAAAGTTTTATCAGGAACAGCATGCTGTAAGCGCAGTATAGCTGTGCTGAAAAAACTAGTTATAATGCATATTAAAGCATTGCAAAAACCTTCTGGCGTCCCAATATTTGGAACGCCATGTTTTTCATTGGTTTTTGATAAAGTATCTAAAAGATCGCTAACCATTTCTTTCAGCACTTCTTCGGTCATTACAAATTTTTTCATTTAATTTTTTCCTTAAAGCATCTCGATTTTAGTTTTACGTGTCCAATTTTGGATTTTTGTTCTAAGCCGTGTATATATTCTTCAAAAAATATTGCAACTTCTATTGGTAAATGTCCTGTTGGTAAAGACTTTACATCGTCATGGTTTACGTGCGCTGGTACTTTATAATCTTGCAACAATTTAATCACATCACTTACATTGTCTAACTTCCAGCGATCCATTAACATTTTTACGGTGTAATATTTTCGTCCTTCAGTCGCTTCTTTGTATTTTTCAATTACGTTTTCTTTATTTATCTTTTCAATATGCATTGGGACTTCGGCGCCGGTAGGGCTATGTTTTACAATATGTATTACTTTTTTTGGTGGTTGCATAAATTCCCTTTATTTCTCAACACAAATATATTTTACCGACTTCAGCAAAGTTTGGAATTCATCATGAGTAAATTTACCGGCTGAAATACATTTCTCTTTAGTGGAAAATTCTTGAGATAACATTGATACACTATCGCCGTGTGACAGCATGGATGCATAAAATGTTAAAATTAAAACCCATGACATTTATATTTCCTTTTGCTCTTACTTAATTGGTGAAGCGCAGCACAGGGTCAGTGTGTTTATCATTCCTAATAGGTTGCTGCGCTCCGTAACATGGTGACGCTAAAATGGTATGTCATCATTCAGATCGTCGCTCGCAACTGGAATTGGTGGCGCAATCTTTTTATCATCTGACAATACTTTTACATAATCTTTTACTGAGTTGCTATCGTTATACATCCCGGAACCGTCTGGTCTTTGCTTACCTTTCTGTATAACTAGTTCTAACTTACCAGTGCGACCTATACAATCTTCAGCTGACATCGCACCAAATGTATATTTATCCGCAAGACCTGTACAATCTGTGAAATGTTTTAACTTGTGTGGCATGGAATCTAAAAGATAATCAAACACTATTCTTTCCGATCCGTTTTTATCCCACATGCGCAGCATTAACTTAATCATTTCTTTACCTGACGACTTCGAAAGTTCGTCGGTTGCTTTCATTACTTCAAAGTTATACACGCCGGGTTCAATTAAACTTACTGCGCTCAATTCTTCTTCAGTCATTGTTGTTAGCTTCATGCTGCATTGTCCTTAATTTTAGTTTTCAAAAGGTCTATAATCTTTTGTATCACATCAGTGGAGAGTTCGTCGAAACTTTCGGCACTGTGTTTCTCTTTCCATTTAGCTTGTATCGCATCGCTTACTTGTAATAACTTTATTAATTTTAACAATTCATCCACTTGTGTTGCACTTGCTGGGGTCAAAGGCACTACGGCCTTTTCTATTGACTCCAATCCATACCGCTCAATTACTTTTGCATAACTAAACTCAAACGATTCGTGCATCGGAAACGAATCTATTCTAGACTTCTTAGTTACTGCAAAAAACTCTTTTCCTCGAAGCTGTGTCTCAAAGACTAAATCAAACATATAACCTAAGCGGTTGTAGCACGCGTAGGTTTGCCCCACCACGGACATGTTATTACCATATTCTTTTTTAGCTTGGCAAGTAATAATTACATTCATATCTATACGTAATAATAAATTTACTAACAACTTCATTTTTTTATTAGCCATCGAGACATGACGACCAAAATCTGAACCTACAACCTTTTCACAATCTGCTTGTAAGTTATCATATGGAATAGTTAAAGAGTCTATCACCAAGGTTGTGAAGTTATGTTGTGTCGACATAAGTTCGCGCACTTGAGATAATATCTCGTCAAAGTCTCCACTTGCTAAAACTAATCCACCACTTTGTGTTATTGCTTGCGCATATTTCTTTTTAGATGTTGTGTCTTCTGTATCAATGTATGCAGTGTTTGGAAACTGACACGCACATGTTGATTTTCCTGTACCCATTTCACCGTAAAACATTGCTTTCAACCTTTGTTGTTTAATCTCTGGTTTTTTAAACTTTAGCGCCATGTTTACATTCCTTGTAAGTTAAATATTTCCAACTGTTTGTCTAGCAAATCTTCTAATGTGGGTAAAAGATATTTTGCAATGCCTTCGACCCACACTTCTAAAAAGTCACTCGCTGTGTCTTTACAAAAACTATTTCCCATTAACTTTATTAGAGCTGGGCGCATAGTGCGCTCATACTCTGGATTGTCAGGACTCACTGCTTCCATTGCTGCAAATTCACTTTCACATAATATAAGTGAGCACAGTTCTAACATTTCATGTTCAGGTATTTCTTTAAAAATTAAAACATATTCCTGGATGATAGTGTCAAACTTTGAGTAATTATGTATCAAACTCTTTGCAAATCTTACTGACTTGCTTCCATGTTCCATATTGTGTCAATCCTTGACGTAAAAACATTTATTACAATTATTACAATTATTCTGTCAACTCCACTTTTGTGTTTTGTCTTGCAACACTACGCTCTAAAATAATCTTAACTTGTTCCGGTAACTTTATTTCATTCTGCACAGAAAGTATTTTTAGTTTCTTCCAACACTCTTTAGTCACACTAACATTTATTTTTTGTAGAAACTCTTTTGACATAAAATATATTTCCTAAACAGTACAATGATATCAGGAGGTAAAATAGCTTTATAACTTTATATCATGTAAACCAGTGAAAACCTTTTGCCATAAGGCCTAGAGTACCTATATGGAATGCAATCATGATCCCAAACATCCAACGTATGTCGTACTTAATCTCTTTAAAACTGTCAGTCATATGGTTATACATGTAGTCCATTGTGGCTTCTACTTTTGACAATCTTGACTCAAAAAGGAGATCGTATTTTGTGATTAGGAGTTGTTCTTGTTCGGTCATTTTTATTCTTCTCCACTCGTCAAAGCTAATTTAAGAGCTGGTGTATATTCAAAATTGGCGCCATTTTCGACTAATACATCTAAGTGAAACGAGACATTAACATCGGATAATTCGGTTTTTGATTCCTCAATCGCCATCATTGCGTATTGTGCAGCGATCTGATCGCCATTAAATTCGTTGGTTCCATCCTGATTTATTAGATCTATTACTTCGTCTAATGAGTGTAAATTTTGTAAAGTTGAGCTTATTACCATTTTGGTTCCCTCAGTTTTATGTTTTAGCTTTTTAGCCACACGTTTGCGCTTAATATCTTCAATCGATGAATGCGGAAAAACCCAATTGTTGCCGATCTTAGAAGCTTTTTTAATTGAACCGTTCCAGCATAGCAACCTTAGGTAATCTCGGCTTAATCCTAGGATTTTACCGGCTGTTTCGCAGGTGAGGAGCTTTTCTTCGTTAAGCATATTAATTCACCCTTTCAGCGCGTAAAACTTGCTGTGTTTCTTTCTCATAAACAAAATAAGTAACACCTAAAACTTGCTGGCTTATCATCTGATTCCTTGTATAAGCGCATTTTAAAGCTGTTTCTTTTTTCTTATATACTTTGAAAATATGTGGCTTAACATTGTTAGCGGTTAAATCAGTTTGAAAGCCGTGTGTGTAAATCACTGCGTACATTTTATTGTCCTCACTTAATAATTCCGGTTATTACTAATTCCATGAATTCTAGGTGGGTAACTTCTTTTATGTCCCAGCTTAGTTTGTTGTAGCTTTCCCAGTACCATTGCGCGATTGTCTTTTTCATTTTCTTGCCCTCAGCTGTTCTTAATGATTACATTATATCATGCAATCATTATCCGTCAACCTTTTTTTCGCATTTTAATTTAAATTTTTCGATCAAAGATAACATGATACTGTTAGCTGAAGTTTCCTGAACTATTGTTTGAGTTTTCATAAAAACCCACAAATCCTTAGGCATTCTGACTAACATTGTCTTTGGTTCAATTGCTTGCATATGTAAAATTCCCCTTTAAAATTCAATTGCTTGTGCTACTTATATAATATATCATTGATATTAAGTGATTTTAACTTTTAAGGCAAGTACTTTTGTGCAAAATATAAAGATACCTCCATTCGGCTGGCCACTCTATAAGATCCAAAAAGCCGGTCGTCGTCCTGCAAATTCAGTTTGTTTATTCATCGGCCATAAAGCCTGGAAAGACGCCAAGAGCTTTGCAGAGGTATACCCTAAGCGCACGCTTATGATTCCGCCATATCTATCGGCAAATGAATTCTTTTGGCCGGTCAAGGGCTGTGACATTTTGATATTCGATTCGGGTTGGGGTGGCGTAGACTATGTAGACGAAGTTGTTGCGCGACTTTACAAGGATGGAGCGCATATGGTGCGCTCTGTGAGCTATGAAAATAAATTAACTGTACATCAAAAGGACTTGTCATTATGAATTTCAATGATCCAATATCCGATTACCCGCAGCTTGACTTAGAGAATGTTATTCCGATTCATGCGAATACCGAGCTTAACAAAATGAACCCGCTTACTTATGATGAAATCATCGTTTCAAACCCTGCACCTATGCAATACGTTGTTTACCCCTGGCTACCCACGCAAGGTATAGCGTTTATCTATGCCGCAACTGGTGTGGGTAAAACCCTATTTGCGCTCAATGTCGCCTATGCAATCGCGGCGGGCGGTAACTTTCTAAAATTTAAATGCCCAAAGCCTCGCAAGGTACTCTATATAGACGGGGAAATGGCTTATAGCCAGCTGCACTCACGGTTTATGGATGTTGTGAAGCAACAAGGCGCTCTTACTTACCCGGAAAACTTTCACCTTCTAACCCCTGAAAAAGCAATATTTACCCTTCCACGGATCTGCAGTGTCGAAGGCCAAGAGTACTATTATAAGAAAATTGTAGAGTTGGGCATCGAAGTTCTTGTGCTTGATAATCTCTCCACGCTATCCGCTATCGACGAAAACAATTCCGAACAATGGAAGGTCATTCAAGACTGGTTAATTTATTTGCGTTCAAAAGGCATTTCAACACTTATCGTCCACCATGCTGGTAAAGAAAAGCGTGGGTATCGTGGTACATCTCGGATGCTAGATTGTGCAGATACTGCCATATCGCTTCAAGATGTATCAAGCGGACAAATGGAAAATGAAGTTGATAACGAGAAGAAATTTAAGATTGAGTATCAAAAGAGCAGATCTTTTGGTGGACAAGACTCACTTTCGTTTGAAGTTTCGCTTACCGCTCAAGGTTGGACTTATGAGTCATTGGAGAAATCTAATACAATTCGAATCATTGAAATGTTCTCGGAGCTCAAAATTAAGCCAGCTGACATTGCAAACGAGCTGGGTATAAATCGATCACATGTATATAGAATAATCAAACGTGCTAAGCGTGATGGGCTGATTCGGAGCGAATAAATTGGGTCTAGGCCGCTCTACGCACGCCTAGTGTACAAACGCACTCATATTCCCCGGAAAGCCTTACTGTGCATGGGTTTGCGCTTGTACACTAACAGGTAGACACCTAGTGTACACGGTGGTGTACACGGCCTCTCTTTTGTACACTTGAGTACACTCTTTTGTACACTGGTTTGTACACTGGCTTTTTCTCTTATATATATGATTATATTATATATATTATATATATGTACACTAGAGAGCCCGAGCGGTCTATTTTCGGGTAAGTGTACACCTGTAAAATTATGGAGAAAATTTTAAAATGGATTCTTTTTTGGACAGCAAAATTAAGTTATTTCAATTGATTAAAAAAATATCAGATCATTACGGTGGTGAAGACATCGAATTGCTTCACGATTACCAAATTGACGTTTTGGAGAAATATAAAAATAATCTCATTCAGGTGATTGCTTATTTTGAAGATGAATTGAAAAAGTTAACCTGAGTGGTTAATCACTGGTTAACCTGGTTAACTTTTCCCGGAACAAGGAATGTTCTACATGAAACCTAGCACCCCTGAATGGTCAGAAATGACAAAAACTGCAAAGAACGCGTATTTCAGCGCATTACATGAACTATACGGAGCCACAAAACATGAGAAGGAATCTCAAAGCCCCATCCACATTGCCAGACAAAGCCGCAATACCTCACGAAGCTTGCGAACAGATCAAGTTCACGACATGGTTGTTAAGGACCTATCCTGAGATAAAATTCACATCCTCTGCCAACGGTGGCAGGAGAAGTCTCTCAGAAGGGGTCAAATTTAAGCGTATGGGCGTTTCTGCGGGATTCCCTGACATGGAGATACCTTTTCCTGTAAAACCTTACCACGGGCTTTATATTGAGTTTAAACGCATATCGGGTGGTGTGGTGTCTGAAGTGCAGAAAGAGTGGCTGGATTATTTAAATGGGAAAGGGTATTATGCGGTTGTTGCCAAAGGTTTTGATGCTGCGAAGGAAATTTTTCTTAGCTATATCACCAACAAACCCGACGCTGCTTGATTTTATTAGACCCGTTTTAAACTTACTCCCTCAGTTCGTGATATCAGCCTGGGTCACCCGTCCTAACAACGGGTTTTTTTGTTTTGGAGTTATATGTTAACAAGCAAATGCTGCGAAAAAGATCTTGATGTTGTTCCGGGCGACGGTCAATCTCGGTATTATGTTTGCAGCTTTTGTCTACGCCCTTGTGATAGTATTTTCTCTACACCGACCAAAAAGGATTGCCTTAATGAACACGGAAATGCTAGCTAAAATTCGCGCCTCTCTCATTAAACACGAAGCCTTAAAACTAAAACCTTATCTAGATTCTGTCGGCAAAATTACAATTGGCATTGGGTACAATCTATCGGATCGCGGCATGCCGATCGAATGGGTGAATAATCAATTTGTTGAAGATGTCGATTATCTTGAGGTGGCTTTCTCACATTTCCCTTGGTGGAAGCAACTCAACACTGACCGACAAATTGTTTTAATCGACATGGCATTCATGGGATTCAAGCGCTTTCTTGGGTTCGTTAATCTCATATCTGCATTAGAAAAACATGATTACCACCTTGCCGCTGACGCCATGCTAGACAGTGAATGGGCGGAGGAAGTTAAGAATCGCGCAATACAACTTGCAGAGGGTATGCGACTTGGTGTATATAATATCTAATATTGTTAAGGTAATAGCTCTACAAGAGAACCGCTACAAGCACCATCGTTTCTGTAGCGGTTTTTCCTTCACAAAAATCTGATTTATTTGCAAAGGAATTGCAATCACATGGATGTTAAACCCTACAAAATTCCCCACCCGTTTCGTAAGCAAACTAAGAAGCTTATCGACAAAATCGTTAAAGATATTGCCGAAGGTTCAACTTGTAAATACGCCGCTCAATCTAACATGGTGAGCGAAACTATTTTTCATGTATGGCGTCGTCAAGGTGAAGTTGACATCAGTATGGAAGTCGATTCCTTATCCGCTTATCTAGTTTCGTCTCTAGCAAAAATCAAACAATGTGAAATAAAACACTGTCGCTCTTTGATCTTACACACTGACAAAAGTCACCGCGGTGCTGAATGGACACTCGAACATGCCTACTGGCGAGAGTTCGGATCTAGCGCACCACTCATGCAATTAACTGCAGACATCGAAGCATTCAAGGCACAATTTAAACCTGACAAAGTAGAGGAATCCCATGGCGAATCTCACGACAACGAAGCGCAATAAGATACCCAAATCCGAATTCGGCGAACCAGCGAAGCGCAAATATCCTATGCCAGACAAAGTGCATGCGGTCAACGCTAAAGCCCGGGCAACACAACAAGCGAACAAAGGTGCTTTGAGTAAAGGTGAGGAACGCAAGATAGATATCAAAGCGAATAAGGTTATTGGACACAAAACAATGTCTGGAATACGCAAATAACAAAAGGATTATTACCATGGAAGATAACGGATATCAAGGAGTCGGCGCTACCGCCTTCGATCTACCAAATTCCCAAATGCCCCACCCGCATGCAAAGCCTTACTACGGTGACCAACGCGTCCCCACCCCAACAAATAGCGCTGCAAAGATTGTGCATCACGCTGAAGTAATGCGAGCTGTTTTAGAAGGCAAATAAATGCAATGTACGACGTGCAAGTATCCACACAGTGAAGTGGTGTATACCAGACACGACGACACGAAAGGCCACACCGAGAGGCGACGTCAATGCCTAAGGTGTGGCATGCGCTTTACAACGCATGAGAAGCTAAAAGAGAAGAAACAAGAAACTAAATAGCTTCACGCTACGCTTTTAACAGGACGTTACTAGATGTTGTCAATATCAGACTGCAGACGAGATTTTAACGCGCTACGTGATTCCTTTGCGCGTCAGGATTCGCAGCACATTGAATTCAAGGATGGAGAGACAATACTTTATGCACGCGATAAGAACAAAGTCTATATACCAAATGCAACTGGCGCACTTTTTCATAACGACAATACTTTTGTTCAACTCATTATGGGCCCATATGGATCTGGTAAATCTACAATCTGCGTTAACAAGATTGTGGAGCATGCCTGCAGAATGCCCGTATGGCACAACGGACGCAGACGAGCTAAATGGCTCATTATACGAAACACAAGTGGCGAGCTACAATCCACCACCCTCCAAACATGGCTCACATGGTTTGGTGATCTTGGGGACATCAAGAAGCGACAAAAGCCCTTACTGACTTACGAGCATACATTCAACGATGGTCATGGTTTAATTGAGCTTCAGTTAGTATTCATCGCATTAGATCGTGATGAAGATATAAGAAAGCTTAAATCAATTGAAGCGACTGGCGCATATATCAACGAATTATCCGAAGTTCCGCAAGCCGTACTTCATCATTTAATTGGACGTGTTAATGGTCGTTATCCTAGCCCAGCTTTTTGCAATCAGCCTTATTGGAGCGGCATTATTTGCGATACTAATCCACCCGATGAGGATCACTGGATATATCGAGACTTTGAGCTCAACCCTACGCCGAGCTATAAGATCTTTCACCAACCGTCAGGCTTAATTGTTAATGCTGACGATGGAAGCTTTGCAAAAGACGCTGAAGGTAACTACATACAAAACCCTGAATGCGACAACTATCCAAATCTATCAAAGGACTACTATGTCAAGCTTGCCGAGAAAAGATCTGAGGGCTTCATTAAAGTATATTGCGGCGGAAAGTATGGGTTGGTTGAGTCTGGCAAGCGTGTATATCCTGAGTATAATGACGACCTACACTCTGTACAAAGGCTCGATGCAATTCAAGGTTTACCTATCCATCTCGGTTGGGATTTTGGTCTTACACCTAGCTGCATCGTGGTACAAATCACGCCTCGTGGACAACTTAGAGTCTTAAGAGAATATACATCAGAGGACATGGGAATACGCACCTTTGCAAAGGGCATTGTATTGCCGGGATTAATCACTGACTTCGTGTACAACAAAGTAGGTGAGTCTGAAGCGGATCCGGCTGGTGCTGCAGGTGACATGATAATGGAAGAACTAAGCTGCATTGGAGAGCTTAATAACCTTGGTATTCTAACCAATGGTGCGAGCACTAATGATATTGATGTACGCCATAGTAGCGTGCGTTATTTCCTAAATTCAATGATCGATGGACAACCCGCATTTCTAATTTCACGCGAACATTGTCCGACATTGCGGAAAGGATTTATCAACGGCTATCACTTCAAGCGCTTAAGTATAAGTGGGGACGAACGTTATCAAGACAAGCCTAATAAAAATAAATTCAGTCACCCACACGATGGCTTGCAATACATCGCCATGAAGTTTGCCGCTGACCGCATAATTGAATCGAAGATAAAAACCGAAGTTGTCGACATGTACAACCCTGCATTTAGATGGAGTAATTAATATGTACGCTGACCCAAACCACAAGGAAGTAATCGCCAATGACAATGACATCAAGCGTCAGGTGCCATTAATTACGACTGAGCGAGAAAAGATAGAAGCGCCCAGTCAACTTATGAATGAAGCATTATTTTTTCGTTCAACTAATAAATAAGCATGGAGCAAAACAAATGTTTGATTGGCTAAGATTTATCGAATTACGCAAAGCCTACATTGCGATACCCGCAACCGAAACTTTAGAAATGATCCGTCATTTCCTAGATACAAACGGAATGCCTATGCCCAAACCAAAATACATATACCAGGAACAGGACGTACGCACATGGAAATACTTAGACAGCAACTACAATGCTAAAAAGCATTCAACTTCAATTAAGCAGATACGCAACCCGGCTTTTATTTATTGAACGGATAAAATAATGGAATATTCTTACTACGGAAATTGGTATAATCCATCCCATAAAACAGCAAATGGAGTTCATTTCATGGCGGTTGATGTTTATATGCAAAAGATATTAGAGAAACACAAAGAAGAATACACATTATGGCGTCAAGAATGCCAATCTGAAATGTTTAAAGAGCTTAACAATTTAAAGCGCAAGGTACGCGGCCACACCTCAATGCTGGCTCTTATAGCGGATGAGCACATACCTTTGCTAAACAAATCAGTTAAGAAAATGAATATTGATTTAGCGAATATATTGGATATTATAAACATGGAGGCGTTATAGTTATGGCTTGCAATTGCGAAAACCCCGATGGCAGCAGTGCCTCACGATGTTATGGCACTTGCGGTAATATGCGTGGCATACAACAAGGTGAGCAAACAGTAAGATTTTCCATTGTGGAAGACAAGATGGATAGGTTAACCGCAATCCTTGAGGCACGCTCAGACTTAATCACCAGAACATTAGATTTAAAAATCCAAGAAAACTACACATTAGGTTTTATGGATGGTTTTAAAACGTGTAAAGGTATACACGAAGACTATTAATAATTAATGGAGTAATAAAATATGTCGATTCAAACATTCACTATCAATTTCCCCGGTCAAAATAACACTGTAGTGCCACGCATTGGTCACTTATATGACCCTGCAAACACACTAGCTGCTATTGCTACAGCGGGCTATTTAGATGGTTATATCTTAAGCCAAGGCATGAGCATTCTACCCACTGACTTTATTGCCGCCGTAGGTTCAGACGGACATCAATGGTATAAGCCTGTGTTTTCAGCTTCAGGATCTTGCACATTAACTGTGTTGCCATAACCTAACTAAAGGATTTTTTAACTAAACTTAAGGAGAAGTAAGATGCATTTTTTCGACGCTGTAAAAGAATTGTTGCAAGGTAAATTTGTGGCTCGTGTTGCTTGGGCTGTTTCTGGTGAATACGTTGCTCTTTTGCCAGGCATGCAGTATTTATGGAAAATCATGCACCAACCAAACCCCGCTGCAGGCAATTGGATTCCACTTATGGAAGACATGTTAGCGGCTGACTGGGCGGTGGTTGACAAAGCGGCTGCAGCTGCAGCGGTGCCTGTAATTGAAGCTGTCGCGGTTGATGCTGTAGCGGCTGCTTAGTGTTAAAATAACAAATGATACTGGAAGCTCAAAAAGACATATTGCCCAATGGTGGCATTATGATCGAAGAGTCTCTGATTGTGCCGCAAGGCGAGACCAGCACAGCTACCCCTTGGATGGGATTCGATCGCCGGGGCTGGGTAACCAGAGAGGCTGCAGGTGAAATCCCTGCACAGTATCACCCTTTAAGCATCGGCCACTCAATTGGTTTAGAGTACGCGCCTTAAAGAAGCGCGGTGTGGTGGTTCGATTCCACCCCTTTGCAAGACGTTTCACCTTACGCTTACGCGTTATAAGACCGGATTCTGTGGCGTGAGGTTTAGTTTAAAATACCAATACGGTAGCAATTGGTAGGTAATTGGTAGTTGGTTATAATGACAAGGATATGTCGTGTGAAAAAAAAATATTTAGACGAATCATATTTAAAGGAATGCCATACTTGTCTTTTCATTTACGATACACCGTCTGTTTATTTTTCGAAAGACAAAACGACTAAGTCAAAACTATGCAAGATCTGCAAATCTTGTGATAAGAAACGCATAAAATTAAAATATGCTGAAAGAGCATACTTTAATATCCCAATCCGCTGCATTACTTGTAACAATATTTTCTTTGCATCTAAAGGTATTTTGAATCGTGGTAATGTAATACATACCAATGATGGGAAATATTGCTCTCTAGCATGCGTCATACCAGGCGGCTTTGGTCGACCATGGAATGGTCAAAGACGGGGCGCAAATAATCCAAATTGTAAATATAGTGAAGAGACCATTCGAAAAGCTAAACTTTTAATTAAACATGGAGCATCAATAAAAGAAATAGCTAAAACCTTGAGTATTGGAAGAACCACTTTATCGAAAATAAAAAACAACAAGCGTTGGAGTCATATAGAAATTTAATTAAATATTTAAACAAGGATGTTTATGTATGGAAAAACAAACCACCGACGTCAACAATTTGTTATCAAACGACGAATTAAACGAGATGGAAGAGCGTCGAATAGACGAACTTAATATTGCCGGCGTCGATGAAAAGGTTGTATTAGAACGCACGAATAAAAACCTTGAAGCCTGGACAGGTTATTTTCACGAAAACATAACACGCGGTAAAGACGATATGAACTTCGTCTTGAGAGACCAATGGACGGCGGTTGAGCGTTCAGAGTTCACGCGTTTATTTAAGCCTGCGATGACGTTTAACAAACTTTATGATGCTACGAAAAAGATCGCAGGAGAGCAACGTAAGAACAAGCCTGACTTGATAGTACGATCTTTAACGGGTAAGGCAACACAAGAGCAAATAAACTTACGAGCTGACTTAGTAAGGACCATATCTTATCAATCACAGAACGATTTAGTTTATCAAACAGCATTTAGATCAGCCCTCATGATGGGATTCGGTGCCTTCCAGGTTATGATAGACTTTGAAAACGCAAATAGCTTTAACAAAATAATAAAATACGACCTTATCCCTGACGCCACATTATGTTCATGGGATCCAACCGCTACAAAGCCGCATAAAGGTGATGGCAACTTTTGTTCTAGGCGTTTCATATTCACGCGTGACGAGTTTTTTGCAACCTACCCTTACGTAAGCAACCCGGTATCCTATTGTGATCCATACATACTACTAGACTTCCAGTGGATGACCCGCGACACCATTGTTGTGTGTGACGAGTTTGTCAAAGAATGGTATCCGGTAAAGATCGTTAAGCTTTCTAACGGTGAGGTAATGACGGAAGATGAATGGACGAACCGCTCAAAGAGATTCGAGGACAATAGAGAATTTGTTGAGGGTTCGATCGTTGGAGAGATTATTACTCGTGAAATACCTAAAATTGTTGCTAGTCGCCAAACTCAAGATTATAGAATTATGCATTATCGAATGATCCGTGACAGGATTATTGACTTTTCCGAATGGCCTTCTAAAAACTTACCTATTCCTTTTGTAGACGGTGATAGTTACTGGGTTGAAGGTAGACAATACACAAAATCATTTATTCATGAGGCGCGTGATGCTCAAAAGTTTATTAATTATGTTGGCTCTGAAATTGCTGCTGAAATTAAGAATCGTCGACGTGAGCAATGGGTGGGCACTCCAGACAATATTAGCGGTTATGAGCAAGAGTGGAGAAACCCAGAACAACAAATTGGTATTATTCGTGCGAAACCAGACCCCAAGACTGGGCAATTGCCGCAAAAGATGCCTGCATGGGACTTGTCACCGGCACTTATTCAAAATTTCCAGCGCGGAACGCAAGATATTAGAGAAATACTGGGTTTTAGCGAGTCAGAACAATTACAAGGTAAAGACATTTCAGGGAAGGCACGACGCGAGCGAAAACTAGAAGGTTCGATGTCGGCTTATGTATTTTTTGATAATTTAAACCAAGCAATCGAACAAGGCGGTCGGATCGTAAATGATTTATTACCATACATTATTGGCGAAGACGAGCGCCATATGGTGGTCTCTAAAAAAGACGGCAACACAGAGACAATTATCTTAAACCACATGGGTGACAACGGCGTAATACGCAACCAAATCGAAGCGGGTGAGTTCGATGTAGAGATTGATACCGGTCCCAGCTTTGCTGTACAAAAAGAAGTGGCGCTGGAATTCTTACAACAAACGCTTCAAGTATTCCCACAATCGTTCCCACTCATTGCGGATCTATGGGCTAAAAACCTTGACGTACAATTCATGCCGCAAATTGCTGACCGCTTTAAATCTATGGTTCCACCTGAAATACTTGCGAAGGAAGAAGGCAAAGAACCACCACCAAAGCAACCCAACCCGCAAGAAATGATGATGCAACAAGAAATGAAAATGAAAGAGCAAAAGATGCAAATTGAAGAGCAAAAGATGCAAATTGAAGGCCAGCAATTAATGGAACGCGCAGAGGAACTCAAGATACGTAAAGAAAAGCATTTACTAGAACAAGCTGAAATGATCCTCAAAGCGAAGCATGACACATTAAAGCTTGGTCTTGACGAACAGAAAAATGCTATTGAGCTTGAAAAGATGGATCACGATTTTACGCATAAAATCTCTGCGTTAATGGCAGATATCCATAAACACCATAATCCACAAGAGAAGAAGGAAAGTAAAAAATAGGGATTAAATTAAATGGACTTAATCTTTAACGAAGACTGTCTGGAAGGCATGAATAGGATAGAATCAAAATCAATTGATATGATTTTGTGCGACCTTCCATATGGAGTAACCAAAAATTCATGGGATGTACCATTGAATTTAGACATCTTATGGAGTCATTATTCACGGGTAATTAAAGATAATGGCGCTATAGTATTGTTTTCTCAGCAACCATTTACTTCGACATTAGTTCTAAGTAACCCCGAATTGTTCAGATATGAATTAATCTGGAAAAAATCAAAATCAACTGGATTTTTGAATGCCAAAAAATGCCCTTTGAGAGAGCATGAAAACATTTTAATTTTTTACAAAAAACTTCCCACCTACAATCCTCAGCTATATAACAAAGATCCTAAAAACATTATGGCGAAAAAGATTAGCGCGCAATCCCCTTGCTACGGAAAATTCAATAATATTAGCTTAAGAGGCATACCCATAGAGCTTGGATATCCTAGAAGTATTATTGAGATATCTTCTACGCAAGGATCACACCCTACAGAAAAGCCAATTTCATTATGCGAATATTTAATTAACACTTATTCCAACAAAGATGAGTTAATTTTAGATAACTGCATGGGATCTGGATCAACTGCACTCGCTTGCCTGAAGACTGGACGCAAATTTATTGGATTCGAATTAAATAAAAAATATTACGATATTTCGCTAGAAAGAATTAAGAATTGTAAAGAATCTATACCTATATAGATGCATTAAATCCAAGTAAAAACCGTGGTAAAAACCATGGTAAAAACCATGGTAATTTTCGCGAATATATACCCGTATAGATGCATTAAATCTAAAAAGGCATATTCTCTTATCATACAGTGACAAGGTTGTTGCTGGGCGACTAGGGCGCCTAATACCTATGGGCAAAGAATGCCGAAGTGGAGAAGTTAGAATATGGAAGTTCAGGATGAAGCGAACCAAGTTCATGAAGGACTTGACGATAATGTGATGGATAGTTTAGGGGTTCATGAAGATCTAAGCGAAGTGCCGCAAGGCGAGTACGAAGATAATCATGAAAGTAAGGGTTCCACGCAGACATTAAGCGTCCAAAAGCGTTTAAAGTCTCAACGTAGAGCACACGAACGGGAAGTTCGTGATTTACACGCCCGAATAGGCGACCTCGAATCAAGGATGACACAACCCATGCAATCACACGACTCAAGCGCCAATCCCTATGAATCCGAACAAACTCACGGAAACATAGACGAGCATATCCACAAGGCGGTCAGTTATGCGCTTCAACACAAGGAAATGGAAGAGCGCAAAGCTTTAGAAGCGAAAAATCATCAGCATGTTAAACGTCAGTATCAAGAGTTTGAAAAGCATCTTGATCATATGGGTGACAAATACGATGACTTTCACGATGTAGTGTACGGCGATCACACGCCCTATACAGAAACCATGCGCGACTACGCTATGACATTGCCAAGATCCGGTAAAGGAAGTGCCGGGGAAGTGCTTTACAAACTGGGACAAAACCCAGACGAACTAGCCCGTATTTCAAAACTTCATCCTCTAGATCAATCAAGTGAGATGTCAAGACTGTCCCATGCTTTGATAGGTAATGCTGAAGGCAAAGCCGCTCAACAAAACCGGCCTTTAGGGCAAATCAAAAGCAATCCAGTCTCGAATCATCGCGGCGTCAATGAAAAGACACCTGTGAGTGACATTAGGAAAAGTATGAAATCCGGTACCTTTAAGTAGGCAATTTAGCGCAATTTACGCCTAAATTTAATGCTTTGGGTGCCATAAATCCAACGGAATGGAGAACTGGCAATGCCCAATCAATTTATTACGACCCAACTCGTCTCGAATACTGCTTTAGCAATGTTTGCGAACAACGCACCTTTTGTTATGACTGGATCCCGCATCTATCAAGATGACTTCCAAAATTCTGGTTATAAGATCGGTGACACTTTACAAGTTCGCAGACAAAACAACTTTGTCATAGGTGATGGCTCAACCGCCGTACCACAAGACATCATTGAAACTGTCGAAACAATCACTGTCGCGCATCAATACCACGCATTGATTGCATACACCGTTCAAGATTTATCTTTGCGAATCGAAGACTTTTCTCGCATGTTTATTCAACCTGCGATTCAAAACATTATCACCCAAATGGAACGCGATATTTGCTCCATGGCTGAACAACAATTAAATTATTTCACCGGTACTGCAGGCACGCCAATTAATTCCTTCCAGACTGTCGATTTAGCAGGTGCTAAGTTGTTGGAGCAAGGTGTTAATATTTCATCTGACGCATACCTTGCAATGACTGTACGTGATGGTTCAAGCTTAAAATCAGCTTTATTAAACAACTTCACACCAGTATTTAACGAAGACATCGTGCGTCAATCTGCAATTGGTCACTTGTCCTACTTCGATATTTTCCAATCTCAAAACATTGTGAAGCATCAAGCTGGCGCAGGTCCTACCTTAACACCTACTGACGCATTAACTGTAAATGGTGCTGTATCTTCAGGTAATACAATTGTATTGGCCGGGGCAAATGGTGGTGGTGCTGCTGTAACAAATTACTTCTTACCAGGTGATTTAATTTCCATCGCAGGCGTTCACAGTGTTAATCCATTGTCACGCGCATCAACCGGTCAAAACATGCAATTTGTTATCACATCCGCTGCAAATTCTGCAATTGGTGGTGCAATAACAATTACTGTTGCGCCAACGATCATAAGCTCAAGTGCAAGCCCTTTACAAAACGTTGATAACGCTATACCAAACGGCGCTGTAGTCACCGTCGTACAAAGTTACAACGTAAACGTGGCCTATCCTGCACGCGCGCTAGATATCGTTTGCCCACCTTTATACAAGCTACAAGTGCCTTACGCATCTGTTGCAATCGATCCTGAAACTGGCCTGTCTTTAGCTGTAACACAAACCGGCGACATTTTAGGCTATCAAAACTTAATGCGTATCGACATTTTATGTGGGTTCTCATGGCATCCACAATACGCTGTTAAATTACTATCCTAAGGATTAAATCATGGAACCGTTTGAAAGAAGTTGTTTGTACCATGCTAAACATCCAATGCGCGTTATTGAGCAATCCGATGAGGTTACATACAAGCAACTTTTGGAAAGCGGTGAATGGTTCGACCACCCAAACAAAGCTAAAGTTAAAGAAGTTAAAGGAGAATTGACACATGAAAAGCAGATACGATCGAGCACCAGGGAAGGAAGCCGCAATCGCAAAGGTTCGCCAAAACCGTTATGAAGGCGAACAAAAAGCTAATGACGAATTTGTAAAGCGCGTCGAAGCCGAACAAAGCCGCCATGGCGGACGTATACCTAATATCAATCCTGAGATGATGGATTTTTGCAGCTATATGTCAAACAACGGTGAGCACGCTCAAGAACTAGCGCGTGATATTACAAAAGGCATGGACAAAGTAGCATTCCCGCTTAAGTAATATTATTTATCGAATCGACACGTTTAATCGACGTGTCGATATTCTTGATAAAAATCGACACATGGAGTGTTAGATCATGGCGCAAGTTGTCAGGACGACAAACGACGTAATTATAAATGCGCTCTATCTAATAGGCGAGCTCGGCGTGGGCGAACCAGTTGATGCATTCATGTTGTCCACGGGTTTGGATTTAATTAATGAACTGCTTGATAAATTCGCATCAGACTCCATATATATCCCATACCTTACGACCTTGAATCATCAGTTTATTGTCGGCAAAGACACATACTCAATTTCAGACATTATTTTAGGTACAGACATTACAGCTGACCGTGTAGTCGACTTAAGCCTTGCGACTTATACTGTTCCTGGAACTGGAATTAATCAACAATTTCAACCCATTTCATTTAATTTTACAGCGGATAACATTACAAGCTCGTTAACTGTAGGATCAACCCTGGCATTCCCAACGGGTACACCTGTTATTATTACTACGTTTGGCTTTATTCCTCAGCCGCTTGTACCGGGTGTTACGTATTACACAATATGGCAAACAGCAACGACACTCCAATTAGCCTTGAGCGAATCCAATGCTTTGCTAGGCATATTTATTCCTCTGACAACTAATGGCATCCCCGTCAATGTTTTGACAACTTATCTAGGCAATTTTAATGCTGCACAAACAAGCTTAACCTATCCCATGCGCATTATTAGCAAAGCCGAATATTATGGTGTTGTAAGACAAAACAATTTGCTAGCGCGTCCCGGATTTATATTTTTAAACAAGCAGGCAAATGAAAGCTTTGTAACTGTATATCCTGCACCTGACCAACCATATCCGTTTATGCTGCAAGTGAAATCAATGATTAATTCATTGAGCGCACAAGACACCCTAGGCGAACTACCACCAAACTATTACGGGTTTTTAAAATACGCTTTAGCTCGAAAATTTATAGCTTATTACCCTTCAGGCAATTGGCCACAACAAAACGAAACGGAATATAACGACTACTACGACACGTTCAAGAATACCAATGAGACTGATTTAACTATTCGTCCTTCGGTCACGCTAACTGCACCTGAGCCATTTTACTGGCCAAACATTTTGAGTTACTAACCGTGAGCGAATCTAAGGATTTTCCCATTGTTGGAAGCTATAACAGCCAATTAGGTTCGACCATTGATTGCGAAAGGTCTGTTAATTGTTTTGAATATACGGACGCTTTAGGCAAGAAACAAAAAGCATTAATTGGAACGTCTGGGCTTATTAATACAGGCTTTGTGTTTGGCGCTGAAACAGGCGCATTTCGCGCACAATATGTTTACGGTACAGCTCAATTTTTTGCTGTTGGGGCATCGTTATTCCGTATAAGCAATTCAACCGTGCTAAGCAAAATAGGGACTTTTAACACACCTGCAGGCTATGTAGGTGTTGATGGAAACTCTTTCCAGGTTATGTTTGTTGACGGCGTTAATGGGTACATATGGGACACACTAGCTAATACTTTTGCCATAATAACTGACGCAAGTTTTCCTACAGCGCCAATTGACGTCTGTACACTGGATGGTTTTTTTGTAGTTGCTAACGCGAATACACCGGACTTTTATCTATCAAGCTTCAATCAAGGCATGGTCTGGGGACCTTCAGCGAACAACTACACCACCAATTTTGCGGGAATTAACACACAGGTTACGGTTGGCGCAAGCACTCTAACAGGTGGTGCAGCGGGTACACAAAATTATAGAACCGGAATCCCTGTTGTGGTGGTATCCTCTGGTACGCTTTCGGCACCACTGGTTGCGGGCGTTACTTATTACACTATTTACACCAACGGCACTACAATTAAGCTTGCGACAACTTATGCAAACGCCATTGCCGGAATTGCTATCGCATTCACAGGGGACGGTACGGGGACACAAACCATAACGTCTTTAGGTCAACTGCAGAAAGGTTCTATAACGTCACATCCCGGAAACATTGTGGCTTGCAGAACGCTACATAGAAAGCTGTTTCTATTCAGTTCATTTTTCACTGAAGTTTGGGAAAATGCGGGTATCGGTACAAACCTACCTTTCAGACGTAATAATTCGCTATTGATGGAATATGGCACCGCATCAATTGGTAGTGTTTGCGCTAGCTTCGATCTATTGGTATTCCAGGGCTTAGACCGTGATGGTTTAGGCGCTGTCATGATGGTGCGCGGCACTGAAGCAATACCCATAAGCACAAGAGCATTAAATGTGGTACTAGGTCGCTATGCGGTGCTTGGACAACTTACAGACTGCAGCGGTTATTTAATCCGTGAAAACGGCTTAATTTTTTATCGAATGAATTTTACAGCCGCAAACCACACATGGGTTTACAACGTAACGCAAAGCGACCCGTCACAAGATGAAACAAAAAAATGGCATGAAGAAGAAGTCTTAAACGGCAATCGTCACCCTGCACAAACACATGCTTTTTTTAACGGTAAAAGCTATGTAGGAAGCTATTTAGGTCCCGTACTTTATCAAGTATCACCGGTCACTTATACGAACGATGGTGAAGTTATTCGACGCATGCGCATCACGCGTCCTATTGTTCCACCTGGTTATCAGCGCTTGCGCATCGACCGTTTACAAGTCGACATGCTGCAAGGCAATGCTGCAGAGCTCGATCCCGTTTCTGAGGAGCTCGATTTATTTACAGAAAACGATTTAAACCTGCTAACAGAAACAGGGATCAATATTGCGCTTGAGCAAAGCATAGTTATTTACGATCCTCAGCATTTATACCTATTTTTATCCATCTCAAAAGACGGCGGTCAAGTTTATGGATACAGAGAGCGTGCGCCGATGGGATTCATTGGACAACGAACATATAGAACGCTCTGGCGCAAACGCGGTACTACCGTGCGTGGCCAAGGCTTCGTTGGAAAGTTCGAATATTTTGGATCTGCACCTTTCGTTGTGCTGGGTGCGTCTTGGTGTGTTGAGCAATTACCGGAATAATTTTCATGGCTAATAACTTTGATGAGTTCCCTTTATATGATCCGTTAATTAAGGCCGGATCCAATAAAATGTCAGACATATGGGTCAATGCCATGGCTGATTTTTACATGAATTTAATAGCCTATATTACGCAGGGGGGCATAATACCGCCCTCGCTCACTACAGCACAAAGAGATAATTTACAAAAGGTACAAAACGGACAAACGATATATAATACAGATCTAGGGACGAACCAGTACTTTAAAGCAGGTACATGGACGTCGTATTAACTAGATTAATTACATAAGGATATGTGGTTATGATGAGCGGCGCGGGTGGTTTAGCAAGCATGCTTGGCGGCATGGGTGGAAGTGGTGGCGGACACTCTGGAAGTGGTCTCGCAAGTTTATTTAGTGGGCTATTCGGAAATTCCGGTGGACCCTATAAAGATGCCATGAAGCAATACGAGAAATATGGACAGAAAGGCCAAGATGCCATAAACCCATTTGCTCAAGCCGGACAAGGCGCTATAGCGCCATTCCAGCAATGGTTGCAAAGCCAAAAGGATCCTTCCCAATTTATTAATCACTTGATGAGCCAGTATCAAGAGTCGCCCTTTGCGCAAAATCAGCAACAACAAGGCATCCGCGCATCCAATAACCTTGGTTCAGCAACCGGTCTAACCGGCTCAACGCCACTGCAAATGCAAGCCCAACAAAACGCACAAAACATTTCAAGCGCCGATCAAAACGGCTGGCTGCAAAACGTTTTAGGAATCAATAGCAATTACGGTAATGGCCAAATGCATATGATGGACCAAGGTCAAGGCGCTGCAAATCAATTGATGCAGCTATTCCAAAACATGGGCATGCAAATGGGCGAAGGTGCTTATGGCAAAAAAGCCGGGCAACAAAATGATATGAACAACACAATGGGCGGTTTATTCCAAATGCTCGGCGGCGGATTATTTAGTTAAGGGGATTTTCATGGCTTTACCATTACCTAAAGTTATACCAGACACCGAAGCGGGCGGCGGCATTGTTACGGCTATGAGCGGTATTAATGCGCTCAAAAAGAAACAACTAGAAAATAAATTTTTACCCTTAAGTAATGCTATCAAAGCACAAAATGCAATGTCTTACAGTGGCCGTCAAGGGAACGTAGGAATGTTTTTACGTGGTATATCACAAATGCCTGCAGCCGAAAGACAAGCCTATTTAGCGGATCCTACTAATCGCCAAAATTACATGAAAATGCTAGAAGACTTTAGGTCAGGCATTGGAAAAGAAGGCCAAGGCGGCGGTAACCTTTTAACACCTGAATACGTCAACTCTTTTGGGTTAGGAAGCCAAGGCGATAATGGCTCGAATGACAATGCTATGAATTTCAACCCTATTAAAAAGATAGGCGCAATTGTTAATGCGTTGACTGGAAATACACAGCAACCACAACAACAATCTCAACCAGGAAATTTACAACAACCAAGCGCACCTATGCCACAAAATAATAATGGCTTGAGCCAAGATGATATAAACGATACTCATATTCCGACAACCGAAGAAAGCAACGGTAATAATTTAACACCACCTGAACAACCTCCTATGCAACTTGACATGGAGTGGCCGCAACCTTTATCGCCAAAGGAAAGAGATACATTATCATCGCAGCTTTTAAGCAACAAAAACGCTGCTGGTAAGGTGCAATCTGCACGTGCTGAAGGTGCCGCGACGCTTGATAAATTCTTGTTAGATAATCGAGCTGAATTTTCAAAAGTAATCAATGACGCCATAAAATACCAAGGTTTATATGGACGCGGCGCGCGATGGCTTGATAAATTCAAAGAAAATCAGCCCGAAGAATACGCCAATTTTATGTCTGTAAAAACTTCATTGACAGAACATTTAGGTAACCAAATTAGATTCATGGAGCATATGGGCGCAACTGACGCTCAATCTAAAGCCGCCGAAGATATGTCTATCGGTTTAGATAAATTAGATCAAAGCCCTGAGACATCGAGAAAGGTTATCAACAAATCTTTGGGAACATTATTTAAATTATCTGACGCGGTTTATAATGTTGCCGAGCCAAGATACCCTGGCGTTTATAAAAAACTTCACGGCATTCCTACGTTGAAAGGCGATTATTTGCCTACTCCAAAAAAGCAAAGCGCTGAACCGGTTAATGAAAAAAATGTTGAAGGCCAAGCCGCAGGACCTGACATGGTGTGGTTAATAAATCCAAAAACTAAAATGAAAGAGCAAATTCATAAAGATTGGAAAGATGAATTGATCAACAAACAAGGCTACGAAGAGGTCGAATAACATGGCAAACGCACGCCCAGACTACACAAAGCCTAGACCTAAAGTTGATGAAGCTCAACCGGACTACACACGCCCAAGATACGCTCAAAACGACAATGAGAGTTTAGAGCAAACAAAAGAAAAATATCTAGGCGATATGCGCAAATCTTTTACCCCTGAAAAACAGCAAGAGAGAATAAAAGGACTCAAGCAGGGAATTATAAACGTCGGCAAAGGTTACGCTAATTTATTGCCTAACGTAAATTTAAAAAAAGACAAATCCGCAAATAGTCCTGAGGCTAAACAAGGTGAGGCCATTGCGGACATTGGATCGTTCTTTTTGCCTGGCGGTGTTTTTAAGCTTGGTAAATATTTGCCGGGCGTTAAAAGCGCGGTTAAAGGGTTGGAAGAATTGCCAAAGACTAATGCTTTATTAAAGATTGGCAAAGGAACCGGTGAAAATGCATTATCAAGTGCCGCGCTAGGCGAAAAAGAAAAACAAAAGGAAAACGCCAAATTCGGCGGTGAAGTTGGGCTAGGCATGAATACAGCGGCTCAAGTTTATGGTCTTAGAAACCCTATAGTTAATGCTTTGTTACGCGGAACAGCAGGGGCGGGACTCGGTTATGGGTCAAGTGAATTAACCGGTCAAGATCCTTACAAATCGGCTGGCGCAGGGTTCGCCGCTGGTGCTGGATTACCACAAATCGGAAAACTATTCGGAATCGGCGCAACTCAACCAGGGCTTGAAACCTTGAAGCATTTAAACCCAAATGAGATCATACCGAAGTTTGAAGCGTCACAAAGGCTTGGACGCATTGGAACGCCTGGCGAATTAAGCGGAAATCCTTTTGTAGCTGGGCAAGAAGGCCGCTTTAAAGCAACGGGTGAAGCCGCCGCATTAAATGCTCAATTGGGTAAACAAAAAGTAGGTCAAGAGCAAACCGCAATCAAAGATTTATTAAATACCATTGAGGATAGATCAACCCCTCAGGCGGCTGCAGCGTCGGCCAAAAAAGTGGCGGATCTTTATGATAAAGCTTACCACTGGAATTTATTACCTAATACGGTAAAATCATTAAAGAAAGATCCTGTTATTGCCAAAGCTTTTAAAGATGTTAAAAAAGATGTTGCCTATTCAAGAAAGTTACAAGGAATTCCAGAAAATAATTTTGCTTATTTAAATCAAGTTAAAATTGCGATTGATGATATGAAAGGTCGAGCTTTAACAGCGGGTGATAAAGGGCGCTATCTTGAATTTAAAGCTGCATCAAAAGATTTAACAAAACAAATGGATCAAATGGTGCCTATATATAAAACGGCAAGAATGGAAGCGCAAAAGGGCATTATTCGTGACAAGATGGAGAAAGCTCTTGAATCAAAAGAAATAAAAGGTTCTCATTTTTATAGTAAAATTCTTACTAATGAAACAAAATTTAATAGGCTTAAGCGAAGCCTTAAAAATGTTCCTGAAGCTCAAGATATGCTACAAGATATGCGAGATACATGGAAAGACTTAATCAATCTTGAAAGCACAAAAAGCGGATCACACACAGCTGAAAAAGGTTTAAGCCAAAGCCGGGCTATTCCACAACAAATCATGGATCAGTGGAACAAATTAACAGGCTCAAAAAGTAATGTCGAAGCTTTAAAATATATTAATAGCCCTGAATGGATAAAAGGCTTTGATGATATAGCGAAAATGAAAGACAAGGTTAAACGCGAGAATGCTTTAGCCGAAATGTTAGGAACTCTAACAACCGGTAAGATAGTCAATAAATCACAAGGAAGTGATAAAAATGGCAATAACACTAAGCCAAGGGTTTAATCCCATATGGTACATCGCAGACTTTAACGGCAAACCCTTAGCGGGCGGATATCTTGCGCCTTTTTCAAGTTTAAACCCTGAAGTTGTCAAGCCAATTTACGAAGATGTTGGTGGTAATTATCCCTGGCCTCAAGTGCCTATCCCACATACCCAAAACTTAACAGGTATCTTGTTCGATGCCTCAGGCTCGCAAGGTCCGTTCTTTTTTAAATTCGATTCTACTATCCCCGGTGATCTATACGACCTTGAAGTTTATGACGCTGACGGCAATTTAAGATGGACGGTTGATGGTTATTCCGGGTCTGGCACGGGCGGGGGCGGTGGCGGGACTACGGTTCTTAATCCTAGAAATCTTGTCATCAACAATGTCTTTTGGAGAAACTCACCTTCTCCAAGCCCTGCCGGACTGTTTTGGGATTTAGCGCCGGGTGCAAACACTGGTCTTGCGCAAACTGGATCAAACGCAGGTCCCGATATTTGCTTTGTAAGTGACACGGCGGGTGCAACCGACAATGTAAGCTTTCCATCATTTAGCCTTGGAAGTTCGCAACTTACACCTGACGTAACACCTGAGGTCTATTTAAAATATGCCTGCACGGTTGTCGGGACTGAAAGCAAAAAATACGTTCAATATCCGATAACCAAAGGCGTGCAAAACTTATCAAACCAACCTGTGGTCATTACATTTTGGGCGCGTGGGAATTCGGGCAATACTGCATTAACGCTTTCTTGGTTGCAATTTTTTGGTGACGCCGCACCTGCGTCAGCGTCTGCAGTTACCATTATTGGAACCGTTACAACTACTACATCATGGGTTCAATACACCATAACAACCGCTGTGCCAAACGCAACTGGGTCACCTACACCAAATCAATTGGGTGTTTGTGGAAACGATGGTTTATTTTTACAAGTTAATTACCCGCTTAATGCACTTAGCGACATTGACCATGTAAAACTTTGCGCTTATCTCGGTACGGTCGCGCCAACTACAGAATACCAAAATTATGACGTTATAGACGGCGCAATAAATACACCTAGAACAGGTGACATCAGAACTAGTATTAATACATTTTCACCTTTTGGCTGGGTCGGAATGAATGACACTACAATTGGTAGCGCTTTATCTAATGCAAATGGGCGCGCAAGTGTTGATACATTTCCATTGTTTAGTTTTCTTTGGAATATCAATGCCGCATATACACCTATGTTTACAAGCACTGGCGTTCCTGTTGCGCGCGGTGGAAGTGCTGTAGGGGATTTTGCGTCAAACTATAAAATCCAATTGACCGCAAGTTTAGGCCGAGTTATGGCGGGTGCTGGTGCCTCAACGGGTACTACTACGGCGCATTCTTTGGGTCAATTCCTGGGTGAAGAAACGCATAATTTATCACGCGCTGAATTGCCGCAAGTATTAACTACTACGACACCATCATCAACTGCACAAGCGGGTGTTGGTGTTGCTGTTGTAATCCCTGCAGCGGGGTTTGGTGGCGCAACTCTAAGAAATCAAGAAGGTGGTAACTCATTCAACCAATTACAACCTACTGTCTACATGAACGTATTCATAAAACTATAAGGAAATAATTTTATGGCTTTAACAATTTTAAATGTTTTCCCGCTAGATCCAAATTTAAAAACAGGACCCACACGCATGATGTCTGGACCTGTAAGAATGCGACCGGTGACGCTAGATACACCTTACGGCGAATTTGCGACATGGTTGTATGTTGGAGTAACAGGTAATGTCAGCTTGACCGAATGGGACGGCACGACAATCACCTTGGTAGGCTTAGCGGCGGGCGTTTGGCATCCTATTTATTCGTTACAAATAAATAGTGCTTTAACGACTGCAACTAATATTTTGTGGGGAAGTTAAAAAACTATCGATAGTTTTTTTTATTAATTTTAAAAAGGAATTTAAAATGTCAACAATTGGTGCGTTAAATCATGAAAAGCAATTAGGCGCTGTACGTGTTGTAGCTGCTGCTAATCAAAGCGGTACCTACTTCAATGGATCTACTAACAATGGTGTGGGCGCCACATTTACTTATGCAACCGGCGCGTTAACCATTGATAGTGTTGCGCTTGTTTTAAATGATTATGTTTTATTCTCAGGCCAAACATTAGGATATCAAAATGGTATCTATCAAGTTGTTGTAGCAGGTGCAACCGGTGTTGCTGCAGTTTTACAGCGTCGTGGTGATTTTCAATGTATCGAACAAATTAAATTAGCTCAATATGTTCCTGTTGCTGCGGGTACTGTCTATGCAGGATCTATGTGGTTAGTTGTCGAACCTCTCCCTGCTGGTGTTGGAGTTCCAATTGTTTCTGGTAATAACAACATTGTGTTTGTGGATTCTGGATCAGTTGCCGGTGGTGCGTTCTTAACTGTTGCAAATAACTTATCTGATGTTGCAAGTGCTCCTACTGCATTAGTAAATATCGGTGCGTTACCTTTGGCGGGCGGACAAATGACAGGGTCTATCTTGTTAGATCGCGGTACAGCTACAAGTACTGCAGGTGCTGCGACTGTCAATCATCAAGCTGGTGTAATTACAACTGAAGCTTTAACTACTGCAGCGGCTGCCGCTTATGCATTCACCTTAACCGATTCACGTATCACTACTGCATCCATTGTTCAATTGCAATTAATGGGTGGAACAAACACAACTCGCGGTCTTGAGTTACGTGCAATTCCTGGAACCGGTACAGCGACACTTTCAATCTATAATAACAACGTTGCGGGAACCGCTTTAAACGGTACGTTGATATTTGGATTTAACGTTATCTAATCATCTTTGGGGGGCGCAATGCCCCCTTTATTTAAGGGATTAAATTATGAATTGGTTTGGCGGTGGTTTTATATCCATTATTATTTATGGAGGCGGTGCGGCAGCTGTTAATGATCCGTATGCGCTATTAACCGAATCAAGCAATAATATTTTGACAGAATCAGTGCAAAATATTGATATCGAACATTAAAGATTTAAGGAGCACATTGCTATGGCTGGCATAAAGATTTCTGCTTTACCCGCGGTTCCATCTGCGTTATTAACCGATTTTTTACCTGTCGTACAAGGCGGTGTTACAAGTCAGGAAACACTTTTACAGATTGGGACATTATA